TACACCCAGAAGAGAAAGATGCCGTATTAAAAATAATGAGAGACATTAATAAAAATTTAAAAAATATTGTTGACAATCACTTCAATATAGATTTTAATGTACCTTTATTATTAGAATCAAAAATAGGAAATAATTGGCTTGACACCAAAGATGTCCTATGATATAACTATACTTTTAAATTAAGAGGAGACTAAATAAATGAATACAGATACAAACGTAATGACAATAGACACAAATAATTTTGCTGTTATGGCAAAAGCAATGGGCATGGCATCTGAGAATGATACCAAGAAAAAATCTAGCACACTAGCTAGGTTGCGAATAAGTCACGCACCTATAATGGGACAACAAGAAATAAATGGTAAAAAAGTTAATGTGGAAGTTGTTGAGGGTGGAACGTATAAATTAGAAGTACCTGATGGTGAAACATATTTTTCCACCACAATTAAGTTACGTCCATTCATGCAGAGATATATGTATAAGAAGTGGGTAACTGCTCATGCTGATTCTGGCCACTCAGGTGCATTTATCAAAACTGTCATGAATGACAACCTTAATGTAGATTTAAAGGATAATGACGGTGGTTTTAACTGTGGAAAGCCTACTGGCTACATAAAGGATTTTAAGACACTTCCACAAAGCACACAAGACATGGTTAAAACAATAAAGAGGGTTAGAGTAATCTTTGGAATGGTAGAATTTGGGGATGCTGTAAACTCTAGTGGTGTGCCTGTTGATACTTCTCCTACTCCTTTTATTTGGGAAGTGGACAATAGAGATGCTTTCAAAACACTAGGTGAGTGTTTCACTAAACTGGCTAAGATGAAAAGACTTCCCCCACAGCACAACATTGAATGTGCTACAGAGGAAAGAAAGCTACCAAACGGTAATAGTTATTATGTGCCTTCCGTAGCCCTTAATCTTACAGATTCAGTTACCTTGACTCAAGAAGATCAAGATATGTTTGGTAATTTTATTCAATGGGTGGACAACTACAATGACTACATCATAAATGCTTGGAATGAAAAGTCTAGGAAAGTAGAAGAAATAGACAATGAAGTTGTTGATGAAATAATTGATAGCGAAGAAATACCATTTGAATGAAACATCCATCTGAAATAGCATTGCATCAATACCTTGAAGATGCAACCAACGGAAAGTCCTCTATGTCTGCCAAAACCATAGCAGGTATAAAGAAAGACATAGGGGAAGCGTTGAATCGTCAGTTCGGTAAAAGAACGAAGCGTAGAAAGTTTCACCTACGAATGTCAAATATAGGTAGACCGTCTTGTCAACTCTGGTTTGAAAAGAATCAGCCAGAGAAGTCAGACCCTCTGCCTACAACATTCGTAATGAATATGATGTTGGGTGATATAGTTGAAGCTGTATTCAAGGGTTTGATGAAAGAAGCTAAAATAAAATTTGAAGATTCAGACAAAGTACATCTGGATGTAGCAGACGAAAAGGTTAGTGGCACATATGATTTAGTTTTAAATGATGCTGTCGATGACATCAAGTCTGCTTCTGATTGGTCTTACAGAAATAAGTTTGAATCTTTTGATACACTTTCTTCTGATGACGCTTTTGGTTATGTTGGCCAACTGGCTGGCTATGCCAAAGCTCTGGGTAAGAAAGCAGGGGGATGGTGGGTCGTAAATAAAGCTAACGGTAGTTTTAAGTATGTACCTGCCGAAAATATAGACGTTGAAAACGAGGTTAAAAAGCTTGAGGAAAACGTCAAAGTAGTAAAGAGTAATGTCTTTAAAAGGTGTTATGAATCTGAAGAAGAAACATTCAGAGGTAAGCCAACTGGTAACAGGGTGCTAAGTAAAACATGTTCTTTCTGCCGATACAAACATTCGTGCTGGGAGAACTTGCAAGAGCTACCATCTTTGTTGTCTAAGGCTAAAGAGCCAAAGATTGTTTCTTATGTTAGTATAGGTAATAGTTAAGTGTTTAAGTCTGCTAAATATAATCTAGCACGTAGGCTAGGTTTTCGTAGTGGTCTTGAAGTTAAGATCGCAGATGAGTTGAAAGAACTCTCCATTCCGTTTATATACGAAGGTATGAAAATAGAATGGGAAGACCTAGCTTATCGTATGTATACACCAGACTTTGTATTGCCGAATGGTATTATAATAGANACTAAGGGCAGATTTACTGTAGCTGATAGACGGAANCATTTGTTAATNAAGAAACAACATCCTAAATTAGACATTAGATTTGTTTTTGAAAATGAAAACAATAAACTGAGAAAGGGATCAAAGACCTCTTATGGTAAATGGTGTGAGAAGAATGATTTTCTTTATTGCACTAGAGTTATACCAGAAAAATGGCTCAAGAAAAGAGGTAAAAAAACATATCCCACTCTCATACAATTTAGGAACAAGAAGATATGAAAAACAAAACTCTAAACTACCTAGTTTTCAAAGACGAAGAAATGAGTATTCGTGTATCACCAGAGATTGTTAATGGTTCTTGGACAGGTAATATAAATTTAAGTGTTGATGCCTTTGACCACAGTCCTTTGAACGATATGGATTATTTTTCTTTGATGAACTTTGTTAGAATGATTATGGCTGTGCCTGTTCTCATGGAAGAGGATGCTGATGCAAGAGAAAAACTTTACAGTATATTAGAAAAAGAGATTGACCCACCTAAAAAGAATGGTAAGATAATCAGTAGAAAGGACAATATAATAACTATTAATTTTAACAGTAAAACAGATGGGAGTGCATAGTATGGCCAAATGGGAAATGAATTGTAAGGATAAAGATATGGTAAACAGTCCACCACATTATAATAAATATGGTGTAGAATGTATAGATGCGATAATGTCAGCTACAGGCGAAGGCTTTGAGTATTATCTACAAGGAAACATAATGAAGTATCTTTGGAGATACAGATACAAGAATGGTGTGCAGGATTTAGAGAAAGCACAGTGGTATCTAAATAAGTTGATAGAGATAAAAAAGGATGACCAAAAGTCTCCAGATTTATTTACTTCTTTTGGTATAGAGTTGGACAATGGTTGTTAAAATATATTTAACATTGGATGTAGATAAAGACGAATATCCAATCCCTGCTGACGGTGATCCCAGTGAAGAGATACAAGAAGCATTAGAAGAGTTTATCTATGATATTGATGGGCTGAAAGTAAAACATATAAAAATAACAATGGAGAGCTAATATGAATGATTATCAAAAATTTATTGCAATATCTAGGTATGCTAGGTGGATTGACGAAGAGAACAGAAGAGAAACATGGGAAGAAACTGTGCAGAGGTATGTGGACTACATTACTGATAAAGTTAAAGGACATTTACCTAAAAAACAGATTATTGACGCTATAACTAAACTAGAAGTTATGCCATCTATGAGAGCATTGATGACTGCAGGTCCTGCCCTTGAGAGAGACAATACAGCAGGATACAACTGTAGTTATCTACCTGTTGATGATCCAAAAGCTTTTGATGAAGCTATGTATATTCTTTTGTGTGGCACTGGTGTAGGCTTCTCTGTAGAAAGACAGTACGTGAATCAACTGCCAGAGATTCCACAGGGTTTAGAAGAAGTTGACACATGTATACAAGTACAGGATAGCAAAGAAGGATGGGCAAAAGCATTACGCAAGCTTATAGGACATCTATATATGGGAGAAGTTCCTATATGGGACATGTCAAAGGTAAGACCTGCAGGTGCTAGACTCAAAGTGTTCGGTGGTAGAGCCAGTGGTCCTGCACCTTTAATAGACTTATTTAATTTTACTGTAGCATTGTTTAGACAAAACGCTGGACGTAAATTATCTAGCTACGATTGTCATAATCTTATGTGTAAAGTTGGGGAAGTTGTAGTGTCTGGTGGTGTGCGTAGATCAGCAATGATTAGTTTGTCTAACCTCTCAGATCAACGTATGCGACACGCTAAGTCTGGTAAATGGTGGGAGACAGCACCACAGATGGCTCTCTCAAACAACTCTGTTGTCTATACAGATAAACCAGATGGTGAAACATTCTTACGTGAGTGGACATCTCTCGTGGAATCAAAGTCTGGGGAACGTGGTATATTTAACAGAATATCGGCAAAGGAACAAGCAAAGAAGTTTGGTAGAAGAGATGCAGACCATGAGTTTGGTTGCAATCCTTGCAGTGAAATCATACTGCGTCCTTACCAGTTCTGCAATCTTACAGAGGTTGTAATACGAGAGAAAGATAAGTTTGAAGATTTGAAAAGAAAGGTTATGCTTGCTACTATACTTGGCACAGCACAATCTACTCTTACAAAGTTTCCNTACTTGNGAAAGATATGGAATAAGAACACAGAAGAAGANAGACTTCTTGGTGTCAGCCTTACAGGCATTATGGATAATGAACTAACAAATGGGAGAAAACATGGGCTTGAAAAAACCCTCACAGCACTCAG